GGTTCGTATGAGCCCTATTGCTTCATCGCGTATTTCTTTAATATCTTCTAAATAAATTGCTTCATAAAATTCATTTACCTCTTCTTTCATCCATTCATATTGAACTATTTTGTTACCATTCGTGGCCTGTGTTTTTTTTTCAGTAGTCATGGTTCTATAATTATTAATAGATACCCAATCGGGTATTGTAATTTCCATAATATATTTATTATATATTATAAATCGGCATTTTTAAATGAACTAAAATACATAGACTTCCGGGTCTGATTTCTTCTTTTCCTTGAATACTACTGGCATTGACGATGACGTATGCTGTAGCGTCGGCTGTGGCGCAGGCTCTGACTTAGAATTACGTAACATTTCTATCTCGGATCGTAGTTCTACCTCTACTAATGCGCTATGTTTCAACTTGAATTCCAGCTCAGCAATCTCCTTCTTTAGCTTTTGTATGCTAATGGACGGTTGTACGATAGGATCGGAAAACGACACGGATTTTTCTTGCGATTTTACCATTTCTTCAAGTTCTGCATTTCGCTCTGTCAGAGTTTTCATATTACTACGAAGTCCATTGATAAGTTCAATAATTTGATTCGGGTCCAATGCTACAGGATCCTTGCCAGGTTGCTGCATCATAAATTGTGCGGGCGGTTGCATCTTCTTGCGCTGACCCTCTAATTCCAGCGTTTGTTTGATAACATCCGGTTTCATTTCAGGCGCACCAGGTGCATATTTACTCAACTTCTCATCAATGTCCTTTAGAAAGAATCGCTTGATTTTAGCTTCATCTGAAAATTGTATAAACATATCAACTGTCTTGTCAGATTCCTTCACATATGTAGGGTTTGCATTATCCAATAGCCTGCGTTTATCAAATGTATTGTGGGCGTGCGAAAACACTAATATCGTCTTCAATGGATCTAATTGGGCGAACGGGATCGTATATTCCTTTAGGAATTCACGTTCTTCCGCAATGCAAGCCGTTTCATTGTACCTGGTTTGATTCAACAATTCGCGCTTGAATGCAAATGTTCCCGCGGTAGCATGAGTGGGTCCATATGGACCGAATTGATACATTTTCTGGATATGCTTGAAATACAAATATAGTTCACTAGACCCCGCACACAAGGCAGTCTTATTGGCAGTAAGAACTTCTACCGCATGAGCCACGCGTTCCGGTGGATAGTAATCATCATCGTCCATATACACGATGATCGTACCTTTGGATTTCTCATGCATTAGATTACGCTTTGCACCAAGTGAGATCTTTTCCGGTAATTCATGATACTTGATTTGTGGTATATTCGCGCCTTTTATTAGATCCTTGATTTTATCGGTTCCATCATCAATAATGATCCATTCCATCCGATCTTTGGGGTACGTCTGGTTTCGGAAACACTCTAACATGGTTGGTATAAACGGTCGCCGGTTAAACGTTGGGGTACATACCGAAACAAATGGTAACGTCTTTTTCGCCATATTTAGAGTATATGTGCTATATATTCTAAATTCTTTTTCCATAACTAAATTACTTTCATAGTCCTAAGTATCAAATTAAACAATAGAGCTATATTTTCATTGGTTGATAATAAAATTATAATTAACATAGCAAATATAAAATCCGAAAATCCACGAGTGTATACATTCTTTATGGTTTTTGACTGAGAAATATTATAAAGTGATATAGGTATTAGCATGAATAAATACAAATTTTCAACCAAAACTGTGCTTATAATCTTGTCTATAAATTTCAAAAACTGTCTCAAGTAATCATCATCCGCGCATTCATATATAACTTGCTTTCCTATTAACTTCTCGTTTATATCTGCCATTGTTTTAAACATGTTAATACGATTATCAGTGTCTTTTGTCATACTAAACATGCATATGTAAAACACTATTAATGATATCGCTATCTTTCCTACCGGGATAAATAATAATGATACTCCGAATACAACAAGCCACATTAATATTGCCGGTATTTGTGTTGCAGGCAGAGGATTCTTAAAATCCACGCATAATTTTAAAACGTTTGTGATTACACATATAAGAACAATTGCCATAAGTATAATGTCATCCGAGTGACTTTTGGCGAAACCATCTGCATCCTTTGTATTACCATATGAACCGACTGGATCAAAAACGGACATTACCATATTTATAAAATACCTTGCTATGCCAAAATTTACAAAACCATATGCTATTACTACACACAATCCGAATAATAATGGTTGATATGGTACCTGGCTCATTACCGTATTTACAATTGACATCAGTTTCAAAAAATAGTTCACTGGTGTAACCGCGCATTTTACTGGAAACATGACAGAAGGCAAATCCTCAATCCAGTCATTTATCATTTCAAATATAGGTTTTTCGCCAGGCGTAGAGGGCGGAGGCGTTGAATACGAATAATATAAATTGTATGCTATGAATATGCTAATAATACATGCAAATATTCGGTCAAACATATCCGCAATTCGCTTCTTGTCATCATATGGCTGTTTTGCTTTGTCGTATGTTGCTTTGTCCTTTGCGTACTTATTTTTTACATCGGTTGAAGCATTTTTAGGAGGCGCTTTCGGTGCCTTTCCTGGAAATTTAGGTTGTTTTCCCGATGTTATACTTATTACCGTGTAAGCGAAGATGTCAAACGACACATTATATGTTAAATATGACATATATCGTATAGTTTTTAAATATCCCGACGTCTTTTCAGTCATGCCCTCTATAACCGGTCCATTCTCACTTTCCGATTCATCTGTCATTTGTTCGGTATCACTTTTAGATTCAGATCCTCCAGCAATAGAATCGTATATGCTTTCCAAAAACGGTAATTTTGTGAACCCCTTTTTTTGATTTCGCATGTCTTTCAGTTTCTGCACCATCTCATCAACTTCCTCAAATCCCTCTTGGACGATCTCGGGAGGTTCTGCTATAGTTTCTTCCTTTGGACTAAAATCTATTTTTTTATTCCATTGTGTTTCACCGCTCATTTATTATATGTTGTGAATATATTTTACTAAATCATCTAGCGAACATTAATCCACACTGTCCGGATATAAACGAGAGAACATTATACCTCTCTTCAAATACGGTTAGATTGTAGTTGTATTCAAAAAGCCTCCAGTTCTGTTTATTGGTTCCAATCGCATTTCCGTCTCCATCACAAATAACATTAAAATTAGAATTTAATGTATCAAATGGAGGTGTATACGTGACAATTTCAAGTTCAATAAGTTTGAATTTGCTGGTGTTGAGCGCACCGGATGGTTGATATTCCAATGGATTCGTATTCAGACAGAAGTTATAACAATATAGACCCTCCTTTGCATTTCCATGAGTTCGTGTATATTTCTCTATATAATCAAATACTCCATGGGTGAGTGAATTCTCTCTGTATTCGCCATTTAACAAGATACCCATTGAAATCAAAATGTTCTTCTGATTATCTACTGCATAGTCGCCGGTGTAAAACAAACCCGTATTCTGTTCTCCCTTACCGGGCTGTTTATCAATCTGTGGACCATAGTCAATTGATCCGATTCCCGTTTTCGCAAACGGGTCGCCGGTTGGTAATGTTTTAGGCGTATTATCAATATCCAGTGGCGGTATACGATACGGCCAATTTGTATAATTAGACCATTCATTTCTCATATTCACATCATTCCTCTGTAAATAGAACATCCAATTAGAAACCATTCCATTAGACATCAACTTCACTTTTTTTGAACCAGTGACATTCTGGAAATCGTAACGGAAAACGTCTTTTATCACATATGCCTGGTCTTTGGCGGCAAATAATTGCGCCTCGTCCTTTGATAAGAAGCAATATGTACTAATTAAATGTATGTCCGCATTCCATACATTTGTTTTGTTGGCGTAGTTCGCAGAGTCTAAATATACTGATGGGGGCGTTTGCAAAAACCTATACATTTGATGCTCGTCACGATTGAAATCCGGCTGGACGTATGGGAACGAATTAGGTTCATCATATACATCACGTAATTGAAATAATTCTTGTATGGGACGTATCGTTACAGATATTTCCAGTTCTGCATATTGAAGTGAAACAAGTGGAAAGGCGCATCTACTATCCAGAGTAAACCAAGCATTAATTGGTATATAAATTGTCCGACCACGAATGGACGGTTCCGCACCGGCAGTATTGTTTGTAAAAAATGCAGATGGATATGCATTTGATCTGCCATATGCCATAGCAGGTTCATTAAATTCAGGTACATTCCCAGACATCTGGTTAAACAGTGCCTTCTTTTCAGCGGGAAAGTCGCGATCTACTAGCGCAGCAATGTATTCACCACTGTATTTTTGTAGAGTTACTGAACCACATGATATAACAATCTCTTTTATCATATGTGTACCTATATCATGAATCCACTTAAAATCATACGACGCCCATTTATTACCGGTCTCTACAGTGGGATTGTGAATCGGACTCCAAATGTCAGGTAACGTTAGTACCAGATAAGTATCCATCAATAGCTCAGCATATCGTTTTACCTTGAACTTGAATGTGGAATCAGAAATTGTTCGGAGATCGCGCGATCCTTCATAATCAAGCCTAAATTTTTGTAGTCCGAAATTCGTGTATTTGGAATATGTCACATTGAAGAAGGTCTTTGTTGGCGAACCCGTCAGTATTACATTATTGGCACCTTCCGATATAATATTTAGTAATCCACCGGCCATGTTATATCTATAATATATCAGAACAATTTAAATCAATTTATAGGTATATATAAATGGACTATTTTAGAATTGCGCTAGTGATTTTGATATTACTAATTATCCTTCATTTATTTTACAAACTATTAGATCGTAAGCATAGTATGGTTGAACCGCTTACTGGTGAATTTACTACTGACATTAATGATATGCGTACTATGCATAGTCCCGAGATTCAATTACCGTCTTATCGTATTTTAAAGGTAGTGAAAAGACCGAACGATATTCCAATATCATATATTAATGCATATAATATGAATAAAAATAGGATATCAGAAGCTACTACGGAGCTTAATAAAACAGCTAGTATATTAAAATATTACTCAAATTTGAAACGGCCACGATTAAAAACTGAAAGTGAATTAAAAAAACCGAAAGGCACTCGTATTAAAAATAAACCATGGTATATGCTTCCTTTGGTTTGGAATAACTACAATCAACAGTGGAACGACTATGCTAAACGCAAGGTATCTGATGTAATTAGATATAATAGTGAATCAACAGCATATAAGGTAAATGTTATGAGATCGGGTATGTTTGAAAAGAAAAAGAGGAATATAGAAACAGAGATTGCAAAATTACTCAAATTGGTAACCACGCATGAATCTGATGTAGTAAAGAAAAAGGCGGAGATTGCAAAATATAATAGCGACAATGATAGAGATGACTATCGTAATTATTTGTTGAAAGATCTCTTTTTTAAAGCATCTTATAATTCTGCATTCACAGGAAAAACCATGAATCCTGGTATGGTTGAACTCGTTTTGAAACGTGGTTGCCGTTACATAGATTTTGAAGTATACAAATCGGGCCAATATTTATATGTATCGTCAGATAAATCCGTACGACTGCTTGATGTTCTCAGTGTTATAAATAAATCATTAATTGGTACAGATCCATTGTTTATCAATTTGAGATTAGTAAATGTTAGGTCGGAGCGCGATTTTTTCGGTCAAATACCAGCTAGCGTAAGTGAGTTATTCTATAACCGTAATAGTAGAAAAATAGATAATGATACGAGGATAAGCGAGATTGTAGGTAAATGTATTATAGTTACAAATATTTTCATACCTAATTTAACAAATATAGTATCTAGTTGCAAGAATAATGTAATGTGCCCTTACTCCTATTCGGAAATAATACAATTCGGAGGAAATCAACGATCCAGTAGATTGACGGTTGTAAATCCAGATGATGTGCGTAGATCGCGGTTCAATTGGTTTTTTGATTGGCTATTTGGTTTGTTACTTAATTTAATTCAATCCAATACAAATGACGCAGATGCCGAGTATTTAGTAAAAAATTACAAGACCAATATAATTCCATTCCGTTTCTATAGAAACCCTAAAACCGCGGAATTTGATAAATACGAGAGTATATTTAATGATGGCAATTGTACCATT